GATTTAATTGTTGAGTACTCACATCTTGCACGTAAAGCAGATATTGCTCAACGTATACGACAAATGCAAGGTACTGAACCACCAACTCCAGAACAAGCACAGTTGGCTCAATTTGAAATGGAATCTAGAATTAGATCTACTCAACTTGAAATTGCAAAACTTGAAGCTGAAGTTCAAAACTTACAGTCTTCTGCTCAGCTAAATATGGCAAAAGCACAAGGTGAAACTTCTGACCCACAACTTAAAGTTGCTGAGCTACAAAGTAAAATTCAGATGAAGCAAGAAGAGCTTGCACTGAGAGAAAGATTGTCAGGAATGACGAATGAAGTCCGTCGAGGACAAACTGAAACCCAGGCAGCCGCCAAACTGGCAACTGCCGCCATGAAACCTACAGGAGGTAATTCAAATGGCTAAAAGCAAAAAGAAAACTGCGGAGACGCAAATAGAAGAGATAATTATGGATGGTATGCCGGGGGCTGATGTTGTTTCTGAAGAAGAAGCAAAAGCTTTTGAGGTAGATCTTAACTTTGACGAGGTTCAGGAGGATCAAAATGAAGAAGTCGAAGAACAAAATGACGCCGTTGCAGAAGAAGAGGTTGCTGAAACAGAACCAGAAGCAGAAAGTGCGGAAGAAGAACCAGCTGAACCAGAAGCAATTAGCGAAGAAGGAGTGGATGAAGACAGCGAACCAGTTGCACAACCAGATATTCAAACAATTGAAGGAAGCGAGCAAGACCTTGACGAACAAACTGCTGTAAAAGAAACTAAAGCGCCTATGGTGCCTAAGTCTAGGCTTGATGAAGTGTTAGCAAAAAACAAAGCAATGCAGAAAAAGCTAAATGAAGCTACAGAAGCAGAAAAACAAGCTTTAGAAAACGCTCCTCAGTATGATTTTAACACCAAAGAAGGTGAATATCAGGACTTAGTGCTTAACGGCGAAAGTGAACAGGCTATTGCATTGCGAAATGAGATAAGAAACGCTGAAAAAGAACAATTTATGTTTGAAGTACAAGCAAAAATGGGTCAAACAGTGCAACAAAGCCAAGAAATGACCGAATTGCAAGCTAAAGCCGCTGAAATTGAAGCTACTTTTTCTATATTAAACGAAAATAGTGCCGATTTTGATGCAGACTTACAAGCTGAGGTTATAGATCTTAGAGATGCGTTTACTGTACAAGGTTATACCGCTGCTGATGCGTTAGCAAAAGCAACAGAATACACTTTAGCAGTTAAAAAGCCTGAATTATTAAAAGGTGCACCTGAAACTAAAGCAGATCCAGCTTTACAACAAAGAAAACAAACTTCTACCGTAACTAAAAAATTACAAGCCGCAGAATCACAGCCTCCTGCTATGAAAGGAGAGGGTTCTAATGCAAAAGGCGAGAAAAAAGTTGATTTATCTTTATTATCAAGCGAAGAGTTTGACGCTTTGCCCGCAGAGACTTTAAGAAGGATGCGTGGTGACTTTGGTTAAGCCTTAGTATAAGATATAAGTATTCGGTCGCTAGTCCGATAACTAGCACGAGTCGTTACGGTAAAAAAACGTATTCGCCTATCATGGCGTAAAACTGGTCGACGTCATGTTCGTAAAATTATGAGAACGTTTCCCAACGAAAAAGGGTATACGGACAATGAGCCGCTCCATAAGTCGGCTGGTTATTTTAATTTTATTTGGAGGATAGCCCAATGGCTAACACAAACTTTAGCGCGTTGACCAGCGAACAATTAACGATCTGGTCTCGTGATTTTTGGCGTGTCGCTAGGAATATGTCTTTCATTAACCAATTCGCAGGTAGCGGATCCAATGCTATGGTTCAGAGAATATCTGAACTTACTCAATCAGAGAAAGGAACAAGAGCTGTTTTAACACTTCTTGCTGACATGTCTGGTGATGGTATTATTGGAGACAACACCTTAGAAGGTAATGAAGAGACTTTAAGAGCCTACGACATTGTTGTACAACTTGATCAATTGAGATTTGCAAACAGACTTTCAGGTCGTCTTGCTGATCAAAAATCAGTTGTTAATTTTCGTGAGAACTCACGTGATGCACTTGCTTACGCAATGGCAGACCGTATTGACCAATTAGCGTTCTTAACGCTTTCTGGTATTTCTTACACCCTCAAAAACAGTGGTGCTTTAAGACCAGTTCTGAATACAGGACAAAATCTTGGCGACATGGTTTTTGGTGGAGACGTAACAGCCCCAACTGCCAACAGGCACAGAAGATGGGATGCTACAAACAAACTTGTTGCTGGTGATGTAACTGCTACGGTAGCAGCTGACACCATCACTTACGAATGCTTAGTTGCTCTAAAAGCTTATGCTAAAGACAACTACATCCGTGGAGTAAGAAGCGCAGGTGGAGAAGAGGTATACCATTTATTTGTATCACCTCAAGTAATGGCGGATCTTAAACTTGATTCAGATTTCTTAGCTAACGTAAGAAATGCTGGAGTCAGAGGACCAGGCAATAGCTTGTTCTCAGGTTCTTCAAGCTTAATGGTTGATGGCATTATGGTCCATGAGTTCAGACATGTGTTCAATACAGCGAACGCAACATCTGGAGCTTCTGGTAATGCTGGTTCTGCTGGATACAAATGGGGCGCCGATGCTAATATCGACGGTTCTGCTTGTTTATTCTGTGGAGCTCAAGCTCTTGCTATGGCCGATATCGGTTTACCACAAATAGTTGAAGACAGCTTTGACTACGGTAACCAAAATGGTATCTCCATTGGTAAAATCTTTGGTCTTAAGAAGCCTAAGTTCAACAGCGACTACAATGGTGGCGTTGAAGACTTTGGTGTTATTAGATTGGATGTTGCATACTAAGTATGCTTTTGTGGGTGGCTCATGTTGGGCCACCCCTTTTTAAGGAGTAAATTATGATAGTAATATCAAAAGACGACAAGTATATTTCAACCACTTGGGGCGCATCTATTAGATTAGAAGCAGGCGTACCGAAAGAAGTTGGACAAGATTTAGGTGTATTCTGTTTGCAAGAAGGTTGCACAGAACATAAACCAGACATGATTAAAAACAAAAAACCTTCAGAGCCTATGAACGTAAAAGTTGCTGAGGTAGTTGAAGTAGAAGCTAAAGTTGAAGGTGTAGAAACACCTAAAAAAACAACGGTTAAAAAAACGACTAAGAAATAATGGCACTATCGGGCGCAAATTTAATATCTAGAATTCAGGATACCCTGCAAGATACTACAGGCGTTCGTTGGACTTCGGCTGAGTTGCTTCGTTACATTAACGATGCACAAAGAGAAGTAGTTAATTTTAAACCGGAAGCAAGCGCTAAACACGTTAACAACTCACTTGCCACTGGTACAGAACAAACTGTACCTGGCTTAACTTTAATTAAAGTAGTGCGAAATATGTCTAGCAACCAAGACGGCGCAACAGGTGGTAGAACTATTAGGTTAGTTGATGCTGATGTTCTAAATTCTATAGAACCCGATTGGCATAACCCAACTGTTACAGGAGATGCTGCGCATGGGTCTGTAATAAAACATTACATATTTGATCCAGATGATCCTAAGAAGTTTTATGTATACCCCGGAGTTAAATCTGGACTTAATGCTTATATAGAAATTGTTTATTCTGATGTGCCTACGGACTTAAGTTCCACAAGTAGTACCATAGGAATAGATGACATATATGGCAATGCCCTTATAGACTATGTTCTATACAGGTGTTACGTAAAAGATGCAGAGTTTGCTGGGAATTCTACTAGAGCGGGCCAACACTATCAGTTATTTCTTAACAGTATAGCCGGCGGCGGTTCTTCTAGGAATTTATTAAACCCAAATTTCGATAGGTTTGGACAACAAACAGTTGCAGCTACGCCGCCTGTACCAACGGGAGGAAGTTAACAAATGGCAGCTTTTGATTCAATAATAAAAGATATTCTTCCTTATGTGCCTAATTGCCCAGACTCATTAATTGAGTCTACTTTGCGGTCTTCTTGTATAGAATTTGCTGAAAGATCTAAAGCATATGTATTTGACTTAGAACCTATTACAACTATTAGTGGTGTATATGAGTATGAGTTTGATCAACCAAGCGGCACTGAAGTACATCAAATACTTTGGATGACTTACAATGGTGATGATTTAGATCCTATTAGCCCTAGAAGTTTAGAACTTAATTATTCAGATTGGAGAACTAAAACATCTCTTCCTCAAGTATATCTTCAAAAAACACCTTCTAGTTTTTGGGTTATCCCTGTTCCAGGAACTTCCCTTGTAAATGGTATTCAATTAGCAGTAGCTTTAAAACCAACTAGAACTACTAGCAACGTAGACACAACTTTTTCTAATAGTTACAGAGATGGCATAGTTTATGGTACTTTGTATAGACTGTTAAGAATACCTGCAAAAGATTGGACAGACCCAAGAGCAGCAGCAGATTATTTAAATTTGTTTAACCAAGAAATTGTACAAGCCGAATTAAAAGCAAGAGGCGGAGATTTAGGAGTAAGAAGAGTTGTAAAATATAAAGGAGCAGGAATGTCTCCTCGTAAACGATATAAGAGATATGGTTCAGAGATTGACTATTAATGGGATCTCTGTTGAAGAGATACCAGTAGATGAAATAGGATATGCGTATTCAACAATAGAACCTGATTTACAGGTTATAAGAAATAAAAGTTACTCAGACTGGATACCCGCAGATGTATATTTAGCATTGCGTAATAGCAGTGCAACTTTGTATATGTTTTATAAAGAAGACGCCTATATAGGGTTTGTAGTTTGTTCTCTCATCTCTGATCCTAGTGGAGAACCTACGCTTTTTGTGTGGGCAACTTACCAAAAACCAGAGTATAATTATGTTAAAGCTGGGTTTGATTTTTTAGACAAGCTAGCTTTAGAAAAAAAGGTGAAGACTATAGAGTTTCACACCAGTCGTCCAGGATGGGCAAAGACTGCAACCACAAACGGATTTAAGTTAACAAGTTATGTTTATAAAAAAGAAGTATGAGCAGTAAACCAAAAGCACAAGAATACAAAGCAAGTGAAGCAGAGAAGACACAAGCTTCTGTAGCAAAAGCAGAGAAAGATTATTTTAATCAAACCTATGCTCCGTTGCTTAGGGAAATGCGAGATACTGCTAGTCAAGAAGATTTAGGCGGAGTCGCACGTGGAGTCGCAGGCGCTGATACTATGCAGTCTTTAACAGGCCAAGGCCCATCTTTAGCTGGCACTAAGTCTGTAGACCAAGCCGCTGATTTAGCATCAGCCGCAGTTGGACAAATGGCTGCCGCAAGTGCGCAAGGGTTAGCAGCTTCTAGACAGCAACAAACTGGAGTTTTAGGAACTGCAC